TATTGGTGTTTCTTTGATGTTAAGTGGTGTAATTCAGATGCTTTCGCCACAACCTGAATACCCTGAAGGGGCTGGTGAAATAGATCCTCAAAGTAACTTCTCTTTTAGCGGAGTACAAAACGTTAGTCGTGCTGGTATTCCTTTATCTCTAATTTATGGACATGAGGTATTTGTAGGTTCTGTCATTGTCAGTAATGGTATTGATACTGTTCAAGTTAAGGGGACAGCATAATGTCAAAAACAGCAGTCCCTACAGGTTTTCTCGGTGCTTACATGTATGGGGCACTTCAAGCGCTAACAGACCCGACACTTCCAGCAGACGTTTTAGGAAGTAAGCAATTTGCAACTTTCGTTGATGTTCTTGGAGAAGGTGAAATTGGTGGCTTTCCTTCGGCCGATGGTTATACAGAGGGGACTATTAATTATTTAAATGCTGCGTTAAAAGATGTTTATTTAAATAAAACTCAAATTATTAAACAGTCGGCAAATGTAACGAGTTTACAAGATAATGATTATAACTTTAAAAATATAGGATTTGATTCACGTCTTGGAACTTCTAATCAAACATATTTAGATGGAATAAGCGGAGTTGAAACAGAAAATAACGTTGGTGTAAAGGTTACTTATTCTTCACCTGTTTCTCGAACTTTAACAAATGGAATTGATGCTGTAAGGGTAACGATTGGATGTCCAAGACTTCAAAAGTTTGAAGATGACGGAACCACGTCAGGTGTTACCACTTACGTCACAATTCAAATTACAGATGCGAATGGAACAGTTACAACTCCAATAAGTGATGATGCGATTTCAGGCAAAAGTGCAGATGCTTATTTTAAAGATTATTTGATTAATTTTCGTTCAAGTACACTTGTTCAACCTTATACAATTACTGTTAAAAGGACTGCGGCAGATAGTACCGATACTAAAAAACATGATGAGTTCTCATGGACTTCGTACACCGAGATACATTGGCAACAAAATGCGTATCCAAACACGGCTCACGTTGCTCTTAGGTTTGACGCTGAAAACTTCCCATCAATTCCAAGTCGCATGTATAAAGTGCGAGGAATCAAGGTCAAGATTCCTAGTAATGCAACGCTTCAAAGTGATGGTTCTTTAACTTATAGTGGTTCATGGAATGGTAGTTTTAGTGCAACAAAAGTTTCAACTTCGTGTCCTTCATGGATACTTTATGACCTTTTAATTAACGAAAGATACGGACTAGGTTCTCATATATCTGAGTCACAATTAGATAAATTTACCTTCTATTCTGTTAGTCAATATAATAATGAACAAATCAATAATGGCTTAGGAGGAACAGAGCCAAGGTTTGCATTTAATGGTTCTATTCAACAACAAACTTCTCCTTATAAGTTAATTAATGATATATGTTCTTCTATGCGTTGTATGCCCTATTGGTCAGTAGGTACACTTACTATTTCACAAGACAAGCCTAAAGATAGCTCTTATTTATTTACACTTGCTAATGTCGCAGAAGGTGGTTTTACTTATACAGGAAGTAGCATTAAAACAAGAGCAACTCAAATCAATGTTTCTTATTTTGATAATGAAACTCAAGAGATTGATTGGGAGGAAGTTTCTGATACTTCAATGCAAGCAAAGTACGGAATTATTCAAAAAAATGTAAAAGCAGTTGGCTGTACGTCAAGAGGGGCCGCAAGAAGATTAGGTAAGTGGATTTTATACACTCTTTACCATGAAGCAGACGTTATAAACTTCACAACATCAATAGATGCAGGAGTTTGTGTTTCTCCTGGTGATGTAATAGACGTTGCTGATCCTATGCGTTCAGGTATTCGTCGTGGTGGTCGTATAAGTGCAGCAACTACGACAACGGTCACAGTTGATAATGAAGATCAAACAGATTTAGATGCAACGAATAATGCAACTCTTTCTGTTGTTCTTGCTGATGGATCACTTGAGACAAAAACAATAAGTGGAATATCTGGTGCAGTTATTACTGTTAGTTCGGCCTTTAGTTCGGCCCCTAATGCTAATTCTGTTTGGGTGATTTCCAATGACACCGTAGAAACGTCTCAATGGAGAGTTGTAGGTATAGCAGAAGATGGAAGTAATTATGCTATTTCGGCACTTGCTTATAACGCAACTAAATTTTCTTATATAGAAGATGGAACTCCTTTAGCAACTCGAACAGTATCAATATTAAATGAAATTCCTAATGCTCCATCTAACCTTGCAGCAACAGAAGAGATTATTGAAGTTAATGGACAGGCAAAAGTAAAAATTACGTTTAGTTGGTCAGGACAAAGAGGTGTTACTCAATACCGTGTTCAGTGGAGAAAAGGTAGCGGTAACTTTAGTCAAACAACAGTTACAAGTACTGAACTTGAAATTTTTGACACGACAGAAGGAATTTACGAAGTAAGAGTTTTTGCATATAACGCAGCATTAAAACCTTCTACTAATCCTGCTGAACTTTCTTATACCGCCGTAGGAAAAACTGCTTTACCTGCTGATGTAACTAATTTAAGTTGGGAGCCGATGTCCAATAATACGGGGCGGTTACGTTGGGATCAATCAACAGAGCTGGATGTAAAGTTAGCGGGAAAAGTTGAGATTAGACATAGTTCTAAAACAGATGGGACGGGTATTTGGAGTAAGTCGGTAAGCCTCATTCCAGCTATTAGCGGTGCAGCTAGTCAGGCGATCGTACCAAATATTCCCGGTGAGGTTTTCGTTAAGTTCGTTGACGATGGCGGTAGGCAGTCAGCCAATGCAACTTCAGTCTTAGTTGTTTTACCTGATACGTTAAACGCTTTGGCTGTTCTTACACAACGAGAAGATCAACTTAGTCCAACTCCTTTTTCTGGTGCGAAAACTAATGTTTATTATGATCCGACAAATAGTGCCATTGCTTTAGAAGGTCAAACCGTTGATGCACAGGCAGATTGGGACGCAATTGTTAACTTCGATAATATTGGTGATATTCAAGGCAGTGGAACATATAACTTTGCTAATCAACTTGATTTAGGTGCTGTTTATTCTCTTGATTTAAAACGTCATTTCTTAACTGATGGATTCTTACCTAATGATCAGTTTGATTCAATCACAGATGTAGATGCTAGAGGCGATTGGGATGGAGCCGTTAATAACGTTGATGCAAAAATGTATGTCAGAACAACGAATGATAATCCTGGCAGTGGATCGCCGACTTGGAACCCATGGAATGAGTTTGCTAATGGTGTATTTAAAGCAAGAGGATTTGAATTTAAAGCTGTTTTAAGTAGCTCTGATACTGACGAAAATATAAGAGTAACGCAACTTGGATATTCAGCAGAGTTGCAAAGACATATTGAACAAAGCGTGACGGCGGTAGCTAGTGGGGCTGGAAGTAAAACAATTACATTCAACAAGCCTTATTTTGTCGGAACTAGTGGCTTAGGTGGGATTAATGCTTATCTTCCTTCTATTGGTATTCAGGTGAATAATCTTGCAAGTGGTGATTATATCGACGGGCCAACAGTGACAGGAACAAACTTTAGTTTCACTATTCGGAATAGCTCAGGAGCCGCAATCAATAAAAACTTTACTTGGCAAAGTGTCGGTTATGGTTTAGGCGTATAGACTATAATCACTACAAAGTCGAGTCGTAAAAATGGCCCAAGTTGCAAATTACACAGTTCCTAATGGAACAGGTCAAGCGGTAAGAACAGATATTGATGCAACTTTTTTAGCTTCTGTCAGTCAAAATAGCGGGTCAACTGATACCGCAATGACAACAAAATATGCCTATATGTTTTGGGCTGATACGAATACAGGAAAATTAAAAATTAGAAATGCTGCTAATAACGCATGGATAGAGATCGGAACCCTAGCCAGCACAAACCTTGGATTAGCACCCGCCGCAAGTCCAACTATTACTGGTACTGCTGATTTTGATAGCAATACAGCTATTAAAATTTGTGATGGCACGACAGCCCAACGTCCTGGCAGTCCTGCTGCTGGCATGTTTCGCTATAACACAACAACAAATGAATTTGAAGGATATTCTGGCTCTTCTCCAAGTTGGGGATCTATTGGGGGATCTGGAGGGGCGACAGGTACAGGTTCAGATGCAATCTTTCTTAATTACGGTCAAACGGTAACGGGGACATATTCAATACCTGCAAACACTAACTCCTTAAGTGCAGGCCCAATATCAATTGCAAGCGGTCAGACCGTGACAATTCCTTCTACTAGCAGATGGACTATTGTTTAATGACGTTGTTATTTCGACGTATTACCCGCTAATATCTAAACATGGCAATCACACTTGACGGAACAACAGGAATAGCAAGCGTTGATGCTAGTGCGTCATCTCCTAGTATCAGGGGGGCTGATGCCAACACTGGGATATTTTATGGTGCTGACTTTATTAAATTCTCAACGGGTGGTGTTGAGAGGCTTGCAATATCAAATTCAGGAGTGTCAGGGACAGGCGTAGGCGGATTATTTTCTAGTTATGCAGTTATTGTCGATCAGAAAAGTCAGAATACAGAGGCTGGTACTTTTACACAAGATGCTTGGCAAACAAGAGATTTGAATACTGAGGGCTTTGATCCTGATGGGATAGTTTCTATTTCATCTAACAAATTCACCTTAGCTGCGGGTAGCTATTTAATTGTATGGTCAGCCCCTTGTTATAAAGTAGATAAAAACCAAACAAGATTATATGACGTAACTAACACGGCAGCAATAACTCCTATGGGAAGTGTAGAACACGCAAGTACTTCTCAGGCTATTCAAGTTAGGTCAACTGGAGCAGTAAGAGTAAGTCCATCAGGAGCTACTGAATATAGAATTGAGCATAGATGTGCAGCTACTAGATCAACTAATGGATTTGGGTTTGCTGCAAACCTAGCGGCTGAAATATTTACAATTGTAGAAATCTACAAGGAGGCATAACTATGGCAATTAATTCTGATACTGATATTGCAATAGCCATCGAAAAATTAGGTAAGAAACCTGAAAGTTTTGGTCTTACTCAATCAATACCACCTCATGACATTACTCATTGGGAAGGTGGAGATGCTAGACCTACAGATGATCAAATCAACCAAGCTTATAAAGATTGGAAAGAACAAGATGAATATAAAATCAAAAGAGCAGCCGAATACCCTTTGTATGGAGAACAATTAGACTATATTTATCATCACGGCGTAGCAAAATGGAAGACAGACATTGTTCAACCTGTCAAAGATAAGTATCCCAAACCATGAGTAAATTAAAGTTTCCCCACGCATCAGGAAATAGCATGAGCATCGCAGCTCCTGCCACTAATCCTGCATCTGATTTAGAACTTAAATTACCTGCAACTATTGGTACTGCTGGTCAGTTTTTAACTGTAGATGGATCAGGAAATTTAGTTTGGGCTAATCCTCCAGGTATCACTCATGTTGATAATTGGCGACTTCCTGTAAATATAACAGGTGCAGCACTACCTATTACTAACTGGGAACGTGTAGATACAACTACAAATAGCTTTGGTCAAGGGATGCCGATAGGAACTGGCTTTAATGCTCCATCATCAGGGGCTTTTTATTTCCCTGTAACAGGTATATGGAAAGTAGATTTCCATGCTGTTGGGTATACTGCTGACGAAGAAAGATACTTTCAAGCAGCAATTGGTATGTCAGGAGATAGTGGAAGTACTTGGTTAAATATGGCTTATGGGTACGGTAATCATTACGATGATTCAGGGACTACTTATAGCAATGCGATTGCTAGGACCACTGTAGATGTCACAAATACATCAACGCAAGCCGTAAGATTTAGCACTGAATTTGCTAATAGTGCTAACGATGGGACACAAGGTAGTACTACTGGTAACTTTACAAATGTCTTATTTACACGTTTAGGAGATACATAACATGAGCCAATTAAAAGTAAACGCAATACGCCACACAGGAGCATCAAGTGATGCTGTTACCTTGGCAACCGATGGAACGTGTACGGCAAAGATTACTAATAATCTAAGCAACAGAAATTTGGTGATCAATGGCGGGATGGCTGTTAATCAACGTGGCTCGTCAAGCGGCTCGTCAGGTTTTAAGACTGTAGATAGATGGGCTATGTGGGCAGGAGGAGCTAACGCTGCTCTTACGCAAACTCAACACGATTTAACTTCTAGTGATACTGGCCCTTGGGAAAAAGGGTTTAGAAGGTCATATCATATTTTAAATGCTGGTCAATCTGGCCCAGATGCAGGTGATTATATACTCTTGCAATATTTAATTGAAGCACAAGATATTGCTAATTCTGGTTGGGATTATACTTCGGCATCTAGTTATATAACACTTTCATACTGGGTGAAATCTAGTGTTGCACAGAATTTCTACCCGTATATAAGATCAGTAGATGGAACAGGACAAAACTATACATGGGCTGATACTTTATCTGCTAATACTTGGACAAAAATTACTAAAAAAATTCCTGGTAATTCTAATTTAACTTTTAATAATGATAATGGTAATGGTTTTATGATTCAATTTGTTCCTTTTTTTGGTACTGATTTCACAGGAACAGTTACACAAAATCAGTGGGCTGCTTATAACAGCTCAGCAAGAACCCCTGATTCCACTTCGACTTGGTGGACAACTTCTAATGCAACATTTGAAATCACAGGTATTCAGCTAGAAGTAGGAGACGTTGCCACTGACTTTGAACATAGGTCTTATGGTGATGAATTAGCTAGGTGTCAGAGATATTACCAATCATTTCCAAAAGGTTCAGGTGGTTATGGTGCAATATATAACGGATATACCAATACCTCAACAAGAGTACAAGGAGCTTTTCTTTTTCCTGTTGAAATGCGAACTACCCCAACATTTGCTAGTTCTGGTAATCTAAGAATATTGTCAGAAAATGTTGCAAATACAGTAACGTCAATAACTAGCCCTGACTTATCTCCAACTTCTGCTTTAATACAGGCTAATACTGGAGGAAGTTTAACTACTGGACAATGTAATACTATTACACGCAGTAATGATGCAACTGCTAAAATTACACTAACAGCAGAATTATGAGTTACAAATTAATAAGTCCAGCTATACCTGGCGATCCAATAAAGAGTGTAATGAGGTTATCAGATGGAGCTTCTATACCATTTGACGAAGCAAACACAGACTACCAAGAGTACCTAGAATGGGTAGAAGCAGGTAACACAGCAGAGGCAGCAGATTAGTGAACTTGTCTAGCTAGGTCTATTTGTTTTTGTTCTATTGGTTGATTTGATTGAATATATTTTCCCATTAGCATTAATGGCATAAATCCAAGAATAGACATTACGAAAGTCAAAACTAAAGCAGGGGTAGCAATTCTTAGGGTATAGGCCCATATCGGTTCGTCGGGTAGCAAGACTTAATTAGCTGTTACGCTTATTATGGCGAAGTAACGACATTAAGTACATGGCTAGGAAAATTTTAGACGGATTAGCCGTTCTTTCTTTTGTTCTTATTGCTGGAACTTTAGGGTCAGGTTTTTTCGCTTACAAATGGGCTACAAGTGAACAGGGACAAGCAAAAATCAAGAACGCAATTATGGGTGATATAAAGAAAGCATTGCCTGGGGCTATAGGTGGACAAATGCCAAAGACAACAGGTGGCGCAATTCCTAAATTTGAGACACCTAAAAATCTTGGTATTTAATGGGAATACCTGACATACCAGAAATCGGTATTAGAGATATAAGTATTAGAGAAATTCCAATTAATTCATATTTAGATATAGAAGTCCCTGGTTGTAGCTATCAACATCGAGATCAAAACTTACAACCCAAGCTTTTAATTACAGATCCCAATGGAGTTTTTTACAATTGCCCTGGTGGTGCTGGCATCCCAAGTTTTTACCCTATGGACTGGAACCCAAAAGATATAAAGGTAATAGAAGAAAAACCAATTACAAAAAACGAACAACCAAAATTTCCTGAAACAAAACAAGCTAAAACAGAAGTCCCAGATGAAAAAAAAGAGGAGACATTTAAGCCTTGCCCTGGCCCTAATGATCAAAGGGTAGGCGATTATAGAAACGAAAAAAAGCTGGAAAGGGTTTCAGGGCATAAAAGAAATTTAGAGGGTGAATGTGAAACGATTTATGAGCCTGTGGCCTTTATAGAACAATATCTGCCCACACCAGCAACCGCAGTTTCAACTGGGGCAATCGCATTAATAGCGGCGTCATCTCCACTTTTGCTATCCGTAATAAAACCTGCTGTAAAAAATATATTTAAAAAGCTAACAACAAAAAAGGCTAAGAAAGAAAACGAGAAAATTCTATCTACTTCTGAGAGGAGGATGAGGCAGAGGAAGAAGAAACAGGAGTGATTTCGTGTGTATGGGGTAAAACTTGATTTGGTTTAATTATTACTTCTATATCTTCACAAGTCACTGCGCTAGAACTGCCAGGACGGAAGCGAACCCCAAGCTTTATTTGTTCGGCGCATATTTTGAGCCGATGCAAAGAGACCTCAAGTGAAGTCTTCTTATATAACAACTCTTGATTCTTGATATTTGTTCTTACTGCTTGGTGGCAAAGATCAACACCCTTTCCAATTGGAATATTGAATTGAAGAGAAGCACCCCAGTTCAATGCGTAATTGTCCTTCTCAAATCTTGGTATCTCTGAGTAATACTTTATTTCTCCAGTATCATCATCATAAATAGGCGTTCTCGTAACAGTCGATTTAGGTCTTGCAAAGCTATGAGAATTTACAACATAAGGCGACAAACTAATATTTGGAGTTGTGCATTGAATCCCCTGCGAATAGCGCATAACTGAGCCTGAATTTGGCACGATTTGCGTTGCATTGTTATTAACGACCCCGCTAGAATTTGAGCTTGGAGAAGCAACAGTAGTATTTGCTATAACAGGAGTTTGACCACCTATTAATAATATAAAAGCTATTGACCGAATATACTGACTGACTCTGAAACTTGTGTTGTTTCTACTGTTCTTGTGATTGTTGTTATGTTCTCTAATCCTGGTGCAGTTACATGTTCGATTAGAGAAAATGGGGCTGCCTCGTTTACTATTTGCCATTGTGGAATAGATTCAAGTTGTGGTGAAGTCCAAGAAAAATCAACGCCGTTTACTGTTTGGGATGTTGTAGAAGTAGCTGATGGATTTATTAATGTTCCTGTTGTTGGTTTTACGTTCATTCCTGATGCTGAATATGTATAACCTGTATTAAATGATTGACTCGTTACTGTCTCAGTTAAAACAGATGTTGAAGTTGAATTTATCCTCATTTCTCCTGATCTAAATTGCGGAACTAATGGTGCTGCAATACTTTTAGGAGCTATCAAACTTAAACTGCATAATGGTAATAAATATAAAATAGTACGCATAAAGCGACCACTAATATTATTCCCAAAATAGTTAATATCATTAATCAATGAGTATCTCACTTTTTATACTTCCTATCGCAGTAGAATTTTCGCCTCCAGCCGTTAGCGTGATTACACCAGCCGATGTCACCCCACCAGCCAATGAGCCTGCTGTACCACCTTTGGTGCTTGTTTGATCGCTAAAGTTTCCAACAGTTCCAACAGTAGGAGCCGATGTAGGAACAGCGTCACCTTGAATGTAGCTTTGACTAAAGCTGAAGCTTTCGCCGCCTGTGGCATTCTGTGTAGCAGCAATTGTTCCTGGGGAATAAACCCCACTCGATATTGTTCCGGCACTGATTGTTCCAGCCGTCGTGCCATCGGTAACATCCACTCCTGTACCCGAAATACTAAACGTACTTGGCATTCTGGTAGAACTGGTGGAAGCTGCTCCCACTGTCAATTGAGCAGAACTGGTGATTGAGTGCCGTATATCGGCTTGCACTGGATTTGCTAGTAAAAGCAAGATTAGAAACTTTTTCATTTGAGTTTTCCGTCATCTCCTACAGGTCGGTTGGTAATGGGATCAACACGACTAGCCGTTGGAGCTTTTGTAATTAATTCTATAGGCTGTTTTATAACAATTGTTTGCTGGCCTGCTGTATTGGCTACTGCAAACTGTTCCTCTTCTTTTTTCTTTTTCTTGTTACCGTTATTAGCTCCTACGCTTATGCCCCATCCCGCTAAAATATTTCCCAAAAGTCCAGCAGCAAAAGTGCTATCAATCCTTGGCTGATCAGGGATCTCAACGCCAAACATTTTTGTCGGCAATTTTATGTATCCAAGAGATAATACGCAAATACACCAAAATAAAATGGCTCCTTGGGCCGTGGTGCTAACCAAAAACATGATCTTTTCCTGGTATTCAGGTTGATCATCGTCAATTGGTTTTATCTTTTTAGGTTCTTCTGTAGGCTTTTCTTTCATTACGGCGAAATAACATAGCTTGGCTTAGTCTAGGGTAGTTCCTTTATTCGTCAAAGTGACCGAGATTGGCGCAGCCATTGTTTCAGGTGCTTTTGTTTACCTTGCGATGCAAGCCAAGAAAAACTCGGAGATCAAACAAGAGATATTTTTAAGGCTAAATCGCCTTGAAACATCTATTGCACGACTAGAAGAGCGTTGTCCTATGAAGCAATCTAGATGAACGAAGTTCTTGCAAGCCCGATTTTCTGGGCAGCCGTAGCCCTCGCCTCGGAAATCGTAGGTGCATCAAAACTAAGACAGAACGGAGTCATTGCCGTGATCTTTGACACGATCAAAAAAATGAAGCCTAAAACTGACGACAATCCAAAATGAATCCAGCAGTAGAAGAAAACGCTAAAAGGGTTGATTACATTAATACCTTGTATCGCCTTGATAACAGAGATGATCCCAAGCATCCCAAGCATGGTTTGTTTACTGGTTTACATCAAGAAATTTTGACTTACGAGCGTTTAAAAGAGGAGTTGGCTATCTATGACAAATGGAAAGATCGGTATTGGCGAATCGCAAATGATTGAAGCTTGCTTCTGTGAACACTGTTTAGAAATCAGGAGGCAACAGGAACGACTAAAAGAATATCGAAAATTACTCCAAAAAGAACAAAACCCCGTACTAGTAACGGGGAATTGAACTAGGCCTGTGGTGAATGATATTCCTTATAGATGATCATGTCTACTAATTTGCTTTTTTTGCAATGCAATGGTGGATGTTGTTTAAGTATTAAATTTAATTCTTTATTAGATTTACCTGTTAATTCAAAACGTCTTCTTTGTTCTTCACTAAGCGGGGCTTGTTCTTTGTATGAAAACAGAGATCCTAATTGCTTTAATAAACCACTCATAACGTCTACTAAGAAATAGTCTTAGTCTTGCCTAAGAACAATGATATGGCTACCTTTTAATTGATTCATATCCCCATTGTAGTGAATCCCCTCGGTGAAAGAGACATCCCCTCAAGGATTTATGCGGTGCTTGAGGGGTCTGAGGGAAGCTAAATCAATTACTCGTTGAAGGGGAATAGCTGCAACAGCAGGTAAAAGTGAGTTGCCTAAAGCTTTTATTCGTTTACTTCTGTGTATCCAATTGGGTATGACATCATCTCCTCTAGAAAGCAGGGGTTTAGATAGGTATCGTCTCCAGTCTTGTTCAAGCGTGATTCGACTAGGACTCCAGCAAGCCTCCCTTTTTTCGCTGCTTTCTTGTAATTCATGTTTGGCCCTGAGTCTTTGTAATCCCTCGCTGTTGGTGTTGGCAACATACGAGACTGCAAACCACCTGTCTCTTTTATGGGAGCCTCCCAGATCACTTGCTTTAATGCAAGCCCATTCTGTGTCATACCCTGCCTGGGCCAACTCTCCGAGTACAACTCCCATTCCGTTACTAAGGATCGCTGCCACGTTCTCCAAAACGATGAATCTTGGTCGTACCAAGCGAATGAGTCTAATGATTTCATAGAAAAGTCCTGATCTTGTCTCTTGTGTTATTCCAGCCTGTTTTCCAGCCCAACTAATATCGACACAAGGAAAACCACCCACTAAAACCTCTGCGGAATATGGCTCTGGTTTGTAGGTTTTGATGTCGTCATAGATAGGAACGTCAGGCCAATGTTTTTTTAATACTTTCTGGCAGTAAGGTTCACATTCAACAAATGCAACTGTTTTAAATCCTCCAACAAGTTTTTCTGCGGCATAACTAAAACCTCCAATACCTGAGAAAGTATCAATAAGTCGTAGGTCATCCATTCAATAACCTAATAAATTGTTCAGGCGTTAGAACAACTCGATACCTACCACCTCTAAAACGAACAAAAGTAGCGGCATGATCAACTCCTAAATTGATCCTTTGATCTTCTGCTTCTATTGGTTTCTGTAAACACGCAGAAGATTTATTTGACCAATCTGCCACTTGAATTGCGACGTTTGGAATACCTTCAATATCTCCTGTATCTCCTCCAGCAGCATTAGTTCTACCAGCTCCTAGTTTTCGTCTAACAGTTTTACCTGTTAACTCACTCAGCAATACAGCGACTTCACGCTCTGCCTTATCACCTTTATTTTTTTGTGGGTTCATATTAAATAATTCTCCAATGTGAAGTAATTTTTTTCTTTGCAATTTTGTTTACTCTTTCTCTTTCCATTTCGCCCTTTAGTCGATCTGAATATGTATAAGTTGTTCTTTCACAAAGACTGGCACTAATTCCATCATGTTCAAATTTTTTCTCAATTTTTCCGTTACTTAACCATTGATTTAATTCACCTTTTAATTCTGTTTGAAATGCAATTTGTTCTTTAACAAGTTCTTGCGACTTTTTGATTTCTTTTAAAATCTTTTCTGGTGAATTTAGATATTCTTCAGGCCAAGGGGTCATCCCAAGGGTCTGGTCTCCATTCGTAAGGGGCTGAGTAATAGTTGATTTCACAGAAGGCTCGGACATGGTTCAGGGTTTGTGGATCTTGTAAGTTCGTGTCGATGAAGTCATGTATTAAGTAATCATTGAAGCCTTCATCTGTTGCTTCGTAGTGATCACGATCAGGAATAAAATCTGGTACAGGAGGATAAAGTTTCTCCTTCTTGCGTAAGAACAACTTCTCAAAGCACTTGGAAAGTTTTTTAAACATTAAAAATCCTCCTGGTTTTCAAAATAAAGACTTCTAGCGGCTTCATAACTTTCTAAACAGTCCAACCAGTCATAAGTTTGTATTTCTATTTTTGTTGGACTAGCAAAAATAATAAAAGTATCTTCTGTTGAAAGTTCTGGGTAGATTTGATTTAGCAAATTCATATAACCGCCTAGTTGAGTTTTATGATTTGTTTTTTGAATAATTGGTTCACCTTCTTTATTAACTTTATGCTTTTTAGTTTTTAAATCTGCGATAGCAATTCTTGAATGATCATTTTTATTTCTAAGAATTAAATCACAAGTACCAGCAATTTTTCTTCTTACATCTAAAAGCATATATTCACTTCCTATTGCTTCCCATTCATCCCATATCCAATGTCTAACTAAACGATTAACTAGCTCACCATAATATTCATTACTAACTTCACTATAAGGAGAAAAAGACCGACCTCTAACAAATTCATTCATACATTTATGAACAGTATTTCCTTGATCCAAACTAATTAAAAGATCAACCTGTTTATCCTCTCCAAAATCACCATTACGAACCCGACTAAAATAATTTGAATTAGAAATTACTTCTGTCATTCGATGAGGAACAGGTTTTTCGTTATAGAAATAACCACCTTCATCGTGATACTCAAGACCTCTAATTGGATCTAACCAACGCTGATCTGCTTTTAACTTGGGCATTTTTATTCTCATACGGCTAATTCCATCCCAGGTTTTGCGCCGTATTTCCTATTGATCTTGTCTCGCTCGTATTGATTTTTAGCGTCTTCTAATTCATGTTCTTGCAAGACACGAACATATTTACCTGGAGCTACACCCTCAATCGGTGGTTTGTAAGTGTGATAAAACCCGTCTTTGTCATACATTCCAAGTTGGACTGGATTAACCAGCGTGTAACCACGTTCTTCATACACTTTTGGAGAAGGTTGTCGTGTAAGAAGGAAACTTGGAGGAGTACCAGCTTTATGGTTTTTAGGGATCATGTGCCATACGAAAGAATCAGATGAGTTGGGGTCGTATAGCTTCCCGTAGTTTTTTTCTGGCATGTTTTTCATAGGATTAATGGTTTATCTGAATTTTGTTGTTCTTGCGTTCCAATAATAGGTGCCTCTAGCAAAGCTTCATACATTTCATCTCTAAGCCATCGAAATGCGTCTGGAAGGCATAGGCAATCACCATTCACCTCCATCTGTATTCTTTGATCTTGGACAGCCTTCTGAGCCGCTTCTATAACCTTTTGCCCTGAGCCAGTTTTTTTGACTGCTTTATTCCATTGTTCTTGCGCCTTTACCTTTGAAGCAGAAGAAACACCTTTAGGAGCAGATCTGTAAGTTCTCCAGAATTGCTCGAATAAAATATTTTTTTGAGTAGGAAGATTTTTTTGTTGCTTTATCCATTCTTCATTTTCTGTGGAAAAGTCAATTTCTTCTTTTTCCTTATTTTTCTTATTTAAAGAATCTATGAATGTTCGCTCACGCTCACAGCCCATTCTTATTAAAGGATGCTTGTCAAGATAGTCACTAAGGATGTCATCTACAACCCTTGTAATGTCTCTGTCCTTCTTGTATTCGGGGAAAGTTGAATAAATCATCTTTATTTTTATTGGGTCAACCATGACCCTTGTTCTCCCATCTTTTATCTTTTTCTCGTCCATTTACCTCCGCTATGGGTTGTTACGGGGGAATAATGCCCCACTAGATATGGGGTGTCAATACTTCAAAGATATAAGAACTTAACAATCTGTAATTTGATACAATGGGGTTGCTCAAAGCGTAAAGAACCATGACTTTACCCACCGAGAAAGATAGAAAATTAAAGAAAAAGCTAATTTCCGAGGTCAAAAGCTGTCACGATCCTTATTCATTATTGGCAGATGCACTTGTTGACAATCAACGCCTTCGGGAAGCTCTAAGCCGTTGCGATCACTGTAATTAATGAACTGTTAAGCCGTTCTTGTAACATATTGGTTAGGCAAGAGTATTGTTTCAATCTGAAGCAAGACCCCTTGGTGTGATAGGGCTGATTTGTTAAGTGTCTTGTTCGCTACTTGTACTGTCTACAATTCAAGTTATCTTATTCGTAGCCAACGCATATAGGATTTTTAGTGATTATGACTCTTAGGGAACACCAAGAGCAAGATCCGTCAATTGTTTTTGGTAAGGCTTTTTTAGGCTGGAGAAATAATTTTGCCTTTTTGTCAATTCAAAATATTCACGATTTTAACCAGGCTAGAAACGCAAAAGGCCCACATAATTCGCAAGTTAATTTATTAGAAAAAGGTGTTTTAGATCCTAAAAAACAATTCTGGTATTCATTAGAAGAAATGATGCTAGAAATTCAAAATGAAAAGAAGTTTACTTACGTTGAAAGTTTAATTTTGCGAGAGCGATTAATTAATGCAAAACCATTCCTTACACATGACGGAAGAGTTGCTAATCGTGGTGATTTCGTTTTAATGTTTCTTGGGATGCAACCGATCAGAGAAGAATATTTAAAAGTAAAAGTTAAATTAACAAATGAATTTATTA